GACCATGTCTGGCCGGGATTCCTGGATTCTGGCAACCAGCTCCTCAGTAGCCGATAGAGCTTCGGTGGTGTCGAGTTCAGCGACCATACCGATGGAGCCCACTGTCGAAATTCCGTACTTCTGGTTTACCTCCTGCGCGGCAGCTATCTCCGCATCCATCGCGTCCCGGTACCCGCCATAGAGTTTTGTTGGCCCAACGTAGCCGCCGTATTCATTGACGTAGCTTTGCCATTGGGCATTGTCTGACAGGAACTCCCCGTAAAACATGGCATTGGCTGACTTGATGTCCTCAAGTGCGGATGCTGATTTCTCATCAGCCTTTCCAGCCACGTCCTTGTAGTATGAATCAAGGAACTGATCCATATTGATGGTACCTTCCTCTAGATCTCCTATGAGGTCTTGGAGGATGGTTGGCAGTTCGCCCTCGATGCCTTTCAGGGGCTTGATGTAAGCTTCATAAAGAGCCTCTTCGGAGACGCCATCGCCGAGTAGTTCCTTGATGTCGTCCATATTCTGGGTGATCCGAGGGATAAGATACCCCTCTTGGAACTTTGCCATATCCTCAAAGCTCTCATTTATCAGCTTCGGGTTCTCGATGATCTCCGCCAAAGACGGCAGCTCTATGGCCATGCCACCCACCAGATTCTTATTCACTTCCTGCGCTGCCGCCTTGATTTCATCGCTGTCCGATGCCGATATCAGGCTCGCACCCATCAGATGGGAGAGGGAGGTCTCCAGGATCGCGGTATCGACGCTACCAGGACGCGCCATCGCATTGAGCACGTTCTGCAGGGACTCATCGAGCGTTGCCGGACCGACCTGACCGGCTGCCAGCCCCATCGAGGAGCCCAGGCGGTCGGCCATCATCTGGCCGTTCTGTTCGATGTCCCTGGCTGCCCGGTAGAGATGGGTTTGTGCACTGTCCGATATACGTTCGAACGCTTCCTTGTTATAGGTTTCGAACTTCAGAAGGCTTGCTTCTGAGTTGAAATCTGCCCATAGGTTTAATTCTGATTCCAGTTTCAGCTTCGCGGCGTCCCCGCCTCTGTTCTGGAGCTTGAGCGAAGTTGCTTCTGATAGCGGAAACCCGGCCTGGTCGAATAGGTCCTGGATGGCTTCTCCTTGCGAGCCATATCCAGAGCCGGAAGCCATTTGTTGACCATCTACACTCAGGGAGACTTCCGTATCATGTTTAGTTGAGCTATAATGTATCGAATATTCAATACCATCTTCCTGCACTACCCTGGTGCCAGACCCACGGCCAAACAGCCCCCCGTATCCGTGTTTGCTGCTAGTCTGTCGATTGATTATATCCAGCATGGCCAGGTCGCTCAGGCCGGAAAACGCCAACTGTGCCGCAAACTCACTTCCGAACACATCAGCCGCGTTCTTTCCCGACTTCCGCAAAGCGTCCACCGCTTCGTCGCCTGTGAGCGTTTTGATAACCGCGTCGGTTAGCTCTTCGTCTTCGACCTCTTCCTCAAATCCCTCTTCGAACTCTCCCCCGGCTTCTTCGCCCCATACCCGAGCGTTGACATCTCCGAAAAAGTCAAATACTCCGCCGGCGGCATCGGCCACTCCTCCGAGGCCCGCTTTCTCTGCCAGTGTCCCAAGTGCGTCCCCGGTGCCTTTGATAGCCGTTGGGATCGCATTGCTCAGGCCATCGGCTATTTTGCTGACCACTTCAGCAACTTTGTCATAGAGCCTCTGGAATGCATCGCCGACGTCATCCACGAAGCTGGAGACCGCCTTAAATGGCCCGCTGTTCTCGATGATCTCCAGTATCTCCGCCTTGACCGCTTCGGCATACTTGCCGCCCAACTCAAATGCCTTGCTGATCGCCTGGGAGGCCAACACGAGAGCATCCAAGCTCATCCTGGCCATCGTACCGATGTGCCCGGCCAGGATGCCTGCCCCTGCGGTGAGGGGGGATAGGACGGTCGTGAGCGGTCCCCATAGGTTCTCGCCTATCTCTCTGATCTTATTGAGCCCTTCCGCAAGGCCGCTCAGAAGAGGCGTGAAAGCGGCCAGAATCGGCCCGCCAATGTCTATCAGGATGGTGCTTATGCTGTTCTTAAGCTTCTGCATGGCGGCTTTTGCGCCTTCTGAGCCGGCTTCGAATGACTTGCCTATCGATTCGCCTTTTTCTCCGGCGGCAACGACATCTTCAATACTACTTCGCCATTCGTCGGTATGCCCGACCATCTTTTTGAAAAAGTCGTCGCCGTATCCACCGCCCAGGATTCCAGCGGCCTTGGTTGCTTCTGCTGGGTCCAACTCCTCCAGTGCATTGCCCAACCTCAAAACCGTATCTGTTGGGTCTGTTGCCATCAGATTAGAAAATTCGTCTGATGTGATGCCCAGCAGTTCGGCAGCTTTTTCTTGTGCCATCACGCTGCCTTTAGTGGTGCCGGTGAGCTGAGTTAAGGCCGCGTTGAAGCTTCCAGCCGCAAGCTGTGAAGATGAAAATACCGAAGCCGTAGCACCGCCCCACCCGGCCAGCTCATAGGCTGAGCCGCCCAGGAGGGAAAGGGCTCCCGCCGTTCTGGTCGAGAAATCGAGAACTTCCTGCTCAGTGGCATTCATGCTGTTGCCGGCGAAGTCCACCGCGCTGCCAAAGTTTCTGGCGAATTGTGCTGAATCCTCGACTCCATCAGGGAGCTTCTTGAGCTGGGATTGCACCTTTCCGACTGCCACCGCAGCCGCTTCTGCAGGAATATCGAATGCGGAGCCCATCTCTAGGGCGACTCTGGTATAGCCTGCTATGCTGCTCTGCTCGATTCCCAGGGAGCCGGCGGATTTGGCGACGTTCTGGATTTCCGACATCGTTGTCGGCATCGTCGCATAGAGATCTTTCAGATCTTCCGACAGATCGTTGAAGCCAGACGAACCCCGCTCTATGCCGGTGGTCTTGCTGATCTGCGCCATCCCGGCTTCCCAGGCAGAAGCGGCATCATAGGCGGCTTTCGCTATGATTGCACCGCCCGCGATAGCGGCAACGGCAACCATGCCGGTAGGCCCGAGCGCAGTAGCTACCCCTTCCAGAGCAGTCCCTATTGGCCCCATGCCAGCCGTGATGCCCCGGAGGTAATCCCAGGCGGTGTCCATGCCCAGACCATTCCAGTCGATGCCAGCCAGACCATTCTTTAGGCCGCCTTTCATGCCGGTCTCGATACCGGCGACGGCATTGGTAGCCTGTGACCTGGCCAGGTTCAGGGCGGAGGTGAGCTTGGATATGTCACCGTCTATGATTGCTGTAATTCGTCCGACTTCAGTCAAAAATGATCAGCTCCAGGAGTTGTATCTGTCTATATATTCCTGGGACGTGGTTTCTTTCTTGGGCTCCGCCTTGTCGGTGGAGTAGAACTCTGAAAAGGTGCCTAGCTTTCCATTCCAGGCTAAAGCAAAAGCAGCGCCCGCGCAGAAGCCCTCAAAAGCGGCGGTCTCACGTTCCCAGGCTTTCTCTTGCATCCGGTGCTCATGGAGCGCCCGAAGCTCATTAGTAGAAAGATTGTATAGTTGATCTGGGAGGAGGCCCAGATCGATCAGCCCTACGCGGTGGACTGTTTTCCAGAAAGTTCGGCCAGCTTCTTCCGGTCGTTCTCCAGCTCCAGCCTGGCTATCTCCACCCGGAGAGCTTCCTTCTCCTGGCTGATCTTCACCGCTTCCTCGTTTCGGCTGATCTCCTCCAACCAGGGAGGAATAATAGAAGGGTCGTTTTTCTCCAGGAATGCCTCATACATGCCTCTTTGGAGATTTTCAAGAGTTCCGCCGTCCTGCAGGTAGGCGTCAATGGCCTGGCTGGCTTCCGAGGGCTCGCCTTTCTTGCCTTCCACAGAAGATAATCCGGTTGCAGCGGAGACAGCCGCCTCCATAACCTCTGCAATCTTGGAGTACTTCGCCAGCATATAGCCGGTATGGTCCGCAGCTGGTTTGATATCCATCCTTCGCAGGATGTTCTTGCAGTCGCGTTCAAACTTCTTCATGGCCCCAAAAGTCCAGTTAATGGGCCTGTCATTAAGAATTATTTCATATTCCATTGTTTATCTCTCCTAAAAAAATGATTCGGAGAGCCGCTCCAGGCTACTAGAAAGCCCTTCATTGCGGCTCTTGGTGCTCATTCCATAAACAGTTCGCCCGCGCCCTTCACGGTTATGGTTTGCTTTTGGGCTTCGTTCGGGTTGGCGGTCATGTTGTCGATACTGGTTATGGCGCCCCAGCCTATGCATAGCGGTACCGTGGCAAGAACGCTGTAGAACTTCCATAGATACTTTACTGCTATTGCGGTTATAGGTATGCCGCCATCATAGAAGAAAGTTCCTGCAGTAAGCTCCCAGCTCCGGGAACCGATCAAGGAGGAACCCCAGCCGTCGTCATCCACGGAGGAGGTGTCTATCTCCTTGCCCGAGATCTTCAGCTTGCCCTCGAACATTCCAAACACTTTTTGGAATGCCAAAAGAGAGCGGCGGACACAATCAACGGTTATGGTCTTGCCGGTCTGGTCACTGTCAAAAGTAACTTTCCCTTGCAAGTAATTTACAGTGAACCCGCTTGTGGCCTTGGCTCCGTCGATATAGACGGTTAGAGCTTCGCCGTCATCCCAATACCGCGATCCTGCAGCGGCTTGGAACGTCCGGCCATCACCCGAGTCCGTGCACGCCAGGCCCGTCTCGGCGACCCCATCGGCTGCGGTGGTTTCGGACATGGCCCCGGTCACACCTGTGCCAGTAGATCCCGGAGGGAGGCGAGCAGTGAAGAGAGCAGCCGCTTCAGCATCTGCATTGAATGCGGCTACAATCTGAGCGGCCGTGCTGGTGGCCACTCCCCCTGAGTTTGTAGCACTGTTGATAGTGATCTTCGTTCCACTGTCTGAAATGCTCAGAGGCGTGTTGTTTCCGGAGACAATGATCTCTACGCTGGCATCTGTTCCATTTTTTGAGGCAAAGCAAATATCCCGATTAGAGCCGAGGTTCGCCGTGACGACATACTCCTCCGGCTCATCCCGAAAAAGAGCGGCGGATAGGCCGCTCACGGCTGAGGTCATCTATCAGCCTCAGGTCGTGGCGGCTAATGCGCCCCTGCTCTTGATTGTCCATGCGACTTTCTGCTGGGTCTTGGTTCCCGCCACATCGATATCAGTACTGCTCAGGCCGCCTTTGCCCTTCCAGCCCACTGGCGAGGATGTGGGGGTCCCATCCGTGAGGATCATGCACCAGACATCTGTATTGGCGATCTGTGCGGCTATGAGGAGTATGTAAGCAGGATCGGCAACTATGAAGTTGCTGTTAGCACTAATCTCCCAGCTCCTCGCGCCTGCGATGCTCGAGCCCCACCCGGAGTCATCAACGTTGCTTGTGTCGATCTCCGCCCCGGATATCCTGAGTTTGCAGTCTATCAACTCAGCCAATTTTACGTATGAGCCATTTTCTGTAGCGCATACCCAAAGAGAGCCTTTCATTCCACTAATCGCACTTGTCATTTCTACACCTCTGAGGTAATACTTTCTATACTAAACTGGTAATGATAAAAACATGTGAATTAATTTCCAAATACTTGGAAGTCCACCACAAACTTATATCGGCCATCGCCT